CTGCTACCAAAGTTTCTACGACACCATTTGATCACTTCTGCGCAATTATCTTTAACCTCAAATTTAACTCTATCATGGTCACGTGGATTCTCATACACCACCACATCTGCATAGTCAATAACAGGAACAAAACTACTTTTAATCATATCTCAGCCTAAAAATAAGATACTTCTCTTTATCTGACACAGTATAATTGTCTGTGATTCCTGTGTCATTTAGTATCAGTTTAAATCCATACTTCTCTTCTATCCAAACAATGAATTCATCTGCATCAAAATTACGCCCATCTTCAGTAAATTCTTTGCGTAGTTTTTTCAATGTCTCATAGTAGTCCCAACGTGCTTGACGCTTTTCAAATTCAGGATCATCGTCATCATAATCCTGAAAACTTTTAGGGACGTTTACCATTGCTTGTCCAAACGTTATCTATATCTGATACTTCATCTATTATACTACTATCTAAGTAATTGAACAATAGAGCCGGGCGTTCAATTTGCCCGTTATTTGGCATACTGCTATGTAACACGCGACAATTGTACATCAATAAACTACCGCGGGGCATATTATGTTGTTTGACATTCTGCATAAACCAGCGATCATAGTTACCACTATAACACTTGTGTATATCGAAATCGCGCTTTTGACTAAACGGGACCAATCCAGTACTGCCGTTGTTTTCATTCAAATCAGATAATGACACTATACATTGCACACCCAACAGTCGCTTGTCATAGTTCCATTTATCGAAACGATGGGGTGTGTCAACGTGAGGATTAACCCATGTGCTACCACTGTTGATGAATACACAATCGCTAGCATAATGTTTTAGATTAGGCAGATTGTGTTCTATGATAGGGTCGATATACTTCTGTATCTTCTTTACTTCGGGAAAGTCAGTCACAGATTGGCTCCACCATACGCTGATATCTTCTAAGTTTTTGATATCATCACGCTCGGCATAGACTTTCTTGCTACTGCTAGCACGTACAGGGTACAGATCCTTCAATCTACTATTAAAGTCGGCTATCAATATTTCTGGGATAAAACTCTCCCATACTATATAACCCTCGCCGTTTTCAATCGTTGATTTTACGTTTCTCATCATTCCCACACTAAACTAAAATGTATAGCATCTTCTTTATCTTTAAACATGAAATCCATGAACTCTTCTGTTGGATGGGTGATGAATTTATTACCCGGTAATCCAAATTGTTCTACAGCCCATATGCACGTTTCATCCCAACTATTTACCGTATCACCATGCTTCCACGGAATACGTATGGTATACTGATAATTATCATCCTTGTATGCGTGATATATCATCAGTATCCTGCGGCTTTTAGTAATTCTTTCACTTCATTGATGATATTTGCTGATCTTTTGAACTTGATAGCCCATTGTTCTGGATTGATATATTCAAAAATCATCTTTTGTTGTGTGACATCTAGACTTTCAATGAATTCTACTCCGCTAGTGCTATGATATAACATCCAAGGACTTATTTTTCCTTTCGTAATCTCAAAGCATATTTTGTTACGATTACCATATCTCAACGTATCTTTGTTAGGAATTTTATCATTTTCTGCTAATGAGATACATGTTTCTATGCTACGTGCGATAGCATCTAGTGGATCCTCTGTCTTCAAAAAATCCATGATGAACTTAGTATAGTTGGTATCGCGATTCCAATTGTCGATACTGATCTTTTCTTTCAACAACCAATCTGCATATCTACTAGGATTTAATACTTGTGCTTCTACACAATAGTTACCGAACTTGACGAACGCTGTATAATATGCACTTTTAGCAAATTCCATATAGTCTTTCTTTGACTTACGGCTATGCTTGCTATAAAACTGCACAAAGGCTGCATGACCTATACGATTGCCATGCTTATCTTTATCCTGCCATCTACGCTTCGTCTCGCATAGATGTTTCTGCATGGTACTTTCTCTAATAAAAGAGCGACCACAGAAATCACAACTATGCTCAGTTGCCGAATTGTTTTTCGTATTCTTGGATATCATCGTCTGTGATGAAATTACTAAGTGCTTCAATGTCATCAAAATTCATTTCTGGAAATTTTTCTGCTAGATATACCTTCTTTTTGTTCTCAGAAACATAGAGTTTGCTGATTTCATCTATCAACTCTTTATCTGCTTTGGGATATATCTTGCTATAATAGTCTCGTATGTCTGATAATTTGGCTGTATCTTTCAACTTTGCCACACGCTCAGATATTTGGGGAATCCATTGACGGAATTGTTTACCTAATTGCGGACTGGCAGAACACAACATCAGCCACTGTAGTTTAGGATGTTTACCTACGACCTCATTGAACATATGTTTATTAGCGAACTCATTTCCTGCTAACACATGGTACTGTTGTGCTTCAGTCTTGCCCTTGATATAACTAAACCATTTGATCAACATGAATGGATTGAACTTTTGTTTTTGTTCATCGGTCAGTCGATCATAATAGCCATAGTCTTTATTATCTAATGCCGATAAGGCTTCGAACAAGTCGAAATCTTGTTTATCAAATTTTTCGTCTGCCGATACCTTTGCTTTAGCCATGTCAGTTCCTTAGATGTTCGAATGTGATGATCTTACCGATCTCTTCACCTAGATCCTTATCGTCTGTTATGACATGCAGTCCGTGATTGTTGCGATCTTTGTGTCTGTCATATGCTCTAGTCTCAATCACATGACCACCATTTGCACGATAAACGGTAAAATTCATGCCGTTACTTTCAATACTATTGTGCCCGCCGCGAATGGTAGCCGCCTTAGTGCTGACAGGTATTGCTTCAGAGTCATGTCTATTATCCCATGCTTCTATACATTTTTTAGCGAACCACTTATTAAACCATTTCATTTCTTTTCCTTTAAAAAACTTGATTGTAATCTACGATCTCGCAGTTACGGCTGATCTCTTTAACAAAATATACACAACGGGGTTCAGGACCGTCATCGATAGGCACACACAAGAATTGTCCGTTGCGTAATCGAGGAGCATACCACGTGACATCATGATATATGTCAACGATCTCTACGGGCAAAAAACTTGGGCTGAAACTAGTTAATGGATTGAATTGAAACGCATTAAATCCACGATCATTAAGACTACTCAATGGTAATGTTTCAAGGTCTCCGTGATCGGGTTCACCTATCAATATTTGCCAGTCTAATGGCATCTTGATAGTCTTGTCACCTATCCTCAACACAAGAGCGGCACTATTGAAACTCTCTACAAAGATTAATGGGATATAAAAATAATCTACGTTTTGTGGATTGCTGTTGTCGAGTATAGAAAAACGCAGATCGTCTATCTCATCCGGCAACGTCTCTAAGTTGTAATATATATTATCTAAGGTTAAAATTCTCATGTTGTTATTCTACGACAAATGACATCAGTAGTCAAGTTTCTCAAGCGTAAATGGATACCTGGCTTCTTTATAATATGCTTTTCGTTGTGTCAGATGGCGCTTGGCAAATTTACAGTCACTAGTGATATCCCAAATCTCTACCTGATCTTTATCTTCTGCCTTACGTATGCCTCGTCCAATACTTTGTATAACGCGGACAAAGCTCTTTCCGGGCTCAATAAGAACCAGATTAAAAATACGAGGGATATTAATACCCACACTGGCCACACCATAAGTCGCCACAATAATCTTTTTATCACTAGTCTTAACTTCATCGTATTCTTCTTTTCTTTCTGTGAGTTTCGTCTCACCGCTGATGAATACTGCATCATCTAACCTTTCTATAAGTTCTCTACCTGCATTTACGCGGTCAACTAATACCAATGTGTTGCCGCTATCTTTTATCTTATCAATCAATGCGGCGATCTTATCTAATCGTTTTTCATCTTCAAGCAAATGTTTCAATTCGCTTTGATAGTTTGTGAATTCTACCCCGTCTTTCAATTGCACGATGTTCACATGACATTGTGCTAACACACCCTTCTCTTGCAATTCAGCCGCGCTGAGTTTGCCTATCACGGGTCCTAGACTTACTAGCAATGATACTTGTTCATACACAGCCTTAGGTATAGTTCCAGTCAGACCCCAGCGAATAGGGATATGGCTGAAAGGACCTGTTAATAGTTGTTTCAATGCATCAGCCTTGGCCATATGTACCTCGTCAACCATGACACAAACAACATCCTCGATGAACTCTTTGATGTTGACTTCTGCTTCACCTGCTTTAGTGTTCTTCAATAAGTTATTGAGGCTCTGCCAAGTACAGATAGTATGCTGTTTATTATATTCTTTTCTGTCACCGAAGTATACACCAACATCTAAACCAAGATTGATATAGTCTGCTTCAGTCTGTACCACAAGGCTCTTGTTAGGCACGATGACGATAGTTCGCCCATATATTTCTACACTCTTTGATAGAGCCGCAGTCATGATAGTCTTACCTGCACCAGTCGCTACCTCTTGAATGCATTGTGGATTCTTCAAAAAGTTGTTGACGATCTCTACCTGATAATCACGTAGCAGAATTGGCTTACCCGCCTCGACATGATTTTTAGGCCATACACATTCAGAAAACGAATCCACGGACACTTCAGCGAAACTGAAACTAGTCCGATATTCGCGCATGTCTACTAATTCAATATCGTAGTCGTACTCTTCTAGTATAGGAACGATATCAGGAATCAAGTTGACATATGTGCTACCGGCCAAACTACAATAACTAACCTTACCATTCCATCTACCGAGGCGTACCGCGGGCAGATAACGTGCGCCGGGTACTTCATGCTCAAACTTGCGCATCAATGCCTTACGGCAATCTAACTCAAGACCTTCTATCTTGATGTTAACTTCATCTTTAATTATTATTTTTGCTTCTCTCATTTGATCTCTACCGGTGTAGAATTAGTTAAATCAATCACTTTATCAATCTTTTTCATGTCCATCGTTCCTGCTCTAGACGACATAGTTTTAAGTAGTACCCCGTTATGATTTGTACTTTCAATAACATTTGAGGTTATTCCTTCCTTAAGTAATTTGATCTTTAGCATATTGTGTATGACTTTATTATATAGTACTTCTTTGGCAGTAAAAACGTGTTCTACTTCTAGTAATTTTAGCCATTCTATCAACTTGTCTATATTCGTCAAATCACTAGTGACAAAATAAGAACTGGCAAAAACTTTCAACGGCGTATCGCAAATTTCATTCGATATACAAATACCATATTGAGACAACTTGTACAAAGTCTTGGGATCATCGTCTAAGTGAATGTCTTTGATCGCATTACAAAGATGTTCATTGATAGCAGACACATAGTAAAAACCATTCGTTCTTTTTAATGTAGGTTCCCAACTATAGTTCTCATAACCATCTACCACAGACAATAAGTTTTTGCACTCCGAAGAAAAATTTACAGTGTCAAAATATTCTTTTACAGAATTGACTGCTATCTTTAGCGCATAGGTTGAATACGTAGATTGATATACCTTTTTATCTTTGTCCCATACAAAGGTATTATCGGGCACTCCACGAAACTTAGTAACAAACTTAGTATTAAAAGGACTACGAATATGAATGTTATCCCCTTCTAGATAGACAGTAGCATCTAGGTATTCTTGAGCAGAATCGATTACAACAACATCCCATTTTAGTTCTAATAATTGTTCTATGTTGTGTCCCAACTTTTTTAATTGACGTTGATATTTTGTGAGCAATTTGTCAAATAATTTATTTTGATTTGTAGTTACCCGACTATTAGACTTCACAATATATTGCATATTATTGAAGAAGCCAAAATCTTTTTTGCTCAGGTGTACATGTCCAGCAACCATGTAATGAAGTAGGTGTTCTCTCTTTCTGAATATCATCATATCATTTTAATATAATTAATGCCTACATACAAATAAAAAGGAGAGGCCCTTTTCAGGGCCTCTTCAATCCGCGGGCTACGGAGATGAGTCGTTTATACCCGCTTCATGACTGTATTCTCAGCAAGATTACGCCAGTTAGTCGGGCTGATCTTGACGAGATCCGCGATCTTAAGAGCCATGCGCATAGACAACTCGCGCAATCGGGCCTTCTGATCCCACATGAACTGCAACACTTGATCACCTTCATCGAACTGAAAGAAGTAATCACGGAACAGACCACCATCGGTGTCATTGTGAACCTGCTTGATGCGCAACATCTTGTCACGCTCAGTGTCAATCGTCAAGTCAAGAAAGTGACAACGTGACTGCAACGCTTCCAAGTGATCCTGCAACTTCTTACTCTTCAAGTGATCAAACTTGATGTTCGTAATAAAGATACACGAACCATTGAAGTCAAAACTGTCGGGGATGCCTTCGCGGCGCAACATGCTAGAATCACTGTTCCAGTAAATTCTACGGCGCTTGCCACTGTCAAGTGCGGCCTTGAGAATGTTCAATGCAAGATCATCCATCAACACGCTGTCACAGTCATCGAACACCAATACGTGATTCTTGTCACTATGCTTGAACAATGTAGCATAGAGACCCAATGCCGTCATAGCACCCTTGACAATCTCAAACTTGATCGGACGACCCGCGATCTTGTCAAACATAGCAGCCTTCTCCAACTGCTGTTCAACACCATAACTCTTACCAACGCCCGGAGGGCCTGATACGATCATTGCGCGAATGCCACCGTTAGTAGTCGCGGCAGACATTTCATCAAGAATCGAAAAGCGGGTACGAATACGTGCCATAGCCTCGTCATCAGTTTCCTGAACGACAGGGGTAGACACAAATGCGGACACTCCTGCAGGTGCCGTCTCACCACCAACAAACTCAAAATCACTCATTGATTCTACCTTCACTTTAACGGTGTCGATTGCGATATCAAACTGACCCTCGTTACGAACCGTAATATAATTACCTTTCTTACCTGACTGAAAGCCTTTGACCAATTTAAACTCAGTGTCAACTACTGTCGAGCCACGATAAGAACCCTTAAAAATACGAACAACTGACATACTCATCTCCATCAATTAACGAACAATATAACTATTATAGTCCCTTGCAGGGCTAATGTCAAGCCGGGGCAAACATCTTAGCACCTTCGGCCATAACGACACGATATGCTTTCATTGTTTCTTGCGTCTGGGCTAATGGGCTAGTATGAATATACTGCATCATTTCCAAGAAGCCCAAACCCAAAAATTCTGCGTCTTTTTGGATCACTTTGATTGCTGTAGCGATTTGCATTTCAGTTCCTTTTCTCAACTCTATGTATCTATTATGAACCCAATCACACCCAAAGTCAAGCCTTTTTCGCCACTTTTTTCCATTATTTTCATAATGAAAAAAGGCGTTTAAAATCAACAACTTACGATGCCTAAATTGTTGTTTAAAAACAACAACTTACAGACTACAGTCCTGGCACAATTGTGGGTTGTGGTATCTTATCTCTTTCATGGGCTAATTTCAGGTACAATGTATCATA